ACTTAGGATCAAATTCCCAACCTCCTACACAATTCCACAGCGATTTTAGTGCAATTGCGCGGCCTCTCATATAAGGGATAAATCCCCACGAAGTGCATTAACGTACTTGATTGCTAACTGATCACTATGTTGAACAAGAGATCCGTTAATCACGCCGTTTTCTAACCAATTTAATGAATCCTGACAAAAATTTTGGCAGTTATTTGTTAGTAAATTATAATCAAAACGTCGTGTATTTCTAAACGTCTCATATAGCGCGGTTGTTCTATGACTGTTTGGTAACACGAATTTCTGAGAATTGAGCGTTGATGTTTGTAAGGACATGAACTTTGATGATAGAAGGTCCCATTGTTGATTAGTATCTGTAATATTTGTTCTGTTCTTAAAATATCTATTGAATAAAAGCTTCACCTCTTCCGATGTATACCCAGTGTCTTGATATGTACTAAACTTTACCGTGGTCTTGTTTGTAAGGGGGTGTCTCCTAAATTCATATTGTAACCTAAAACTTCCGGCTGTAACTTGCTTTGTCGTCGACGTAAAGCCTTCACTAACACCAAGAATATACTTTGTGACTAGGTCGTACTCTCGTCTTGCATCAACATCTGTAATCACCATATATGCGTGAGCTGGAGCTTTATTCTTCTTCATTAGTTTCATACCAAAGTCTGACGATAATAATTTCTTCGTTGGGGTTCGTAATTGAGGTAACTTGCCTAGCGCTGTTAAACCGTGATAATTGATCTCTACAGTACTCATAACTTCACTACCAAGTTTAAAAACTGGATTAACATACCGCTTTGAGTATACAAGCTTATGATTTATTGCCTCAGCTAATTTAATCTCTGGATTTAAATTCTTCAAATGTTTCGCAATAGCCGCATAGTTACTTGCTTCACTTAATTCTAATGCTGTAATATACTGCCTCTCATATTTTGTAAGGCTACCCTTAACTGTATTGAATTTCCTAGTTATCAATTTTAATGAGTGTGCGCCGTTTAAGAATGGTTGCGTTAAATGTAATTTAAATAATGTTGAGATTTTATGACCAGCTGCTTGTAGCCCACGTGCAACACTAGTAAGAGCTCTACTTGTAAATGATAAAACTGCAACACTAACTTTCGTTATTAATACGCCAATTCCAGCAGTCGCATAACCTAATACAGTTGAAATTATTAAATTCACAAATGTGTCTAATAAACTACCCCATATTGTAGTATTTTGACTATCAATCTGATTTTGGATCCATTTTTCTATGTCTTTAACTTTATTTTCTAATGTAGTAATTCTGTTGCCGAAATCATTCATCTCAATCGTTATATCCAAAATTAATGCATCAATATTCGATAGTGCATGGCTATATGCTACGATGACATCTTGAACGCCGGCACTCATCGCACGTAAGCACTGTATTGATAATTTTACGATAGAAATCTTATACTCATGCAAGAATTCACGTGCATCAGTAAAATCATATGTATTCTTGATTCCTCTAACTATTGACTCTCTTAATGTGTCGATGCTACCAATAAATTCACCTTGTATCAATGTCGAAAAAATTTCAAACCAACGGCCCATGCCAATTTGCGTCGAAGTACAATTGAGACCTACGTTAATTGAATATTCAAACGAATCTTGTTTATGTCTAAACACGTCACTAATTTGCCTACCACCATCTTGTCTACCAAACATCACTAATTCTTTTGTTTCTGAAATGCTTACATTTGGTTGTAAAGTGAAATTTATAAATTCTGAACCATCGAAGATATATTCTGATGAAAAACTCACATCACATATAATACCAAAGTGTGATATACCACTCTCAAGTAATATCTGTGATGGTTTAGCCTGTACAATTGATACAGTTTCAGTTTTCTTCAAACATTGTATTTTAATATCCATTGAAACGTCAATTGATGTAGGAACTGCGAATGAGTTTTTGAAACATATTAATATTTGTTTAATCGCTACATTTGTTCGTGTCTTATTATATAATAATCCAATTCTGTTTGCTTGAATTAATGAATACTTGCACTTGACAACTGTTGATGTTTTAATTGGTATAGCATCAGCTATACAACCATTCATTCTAATAAATTCTGAACGATTTGTAAACATATTAGATTGGTCATAAGTATAACCACTTCCACAGATACTACTATCATATGTTCTTGTGATTACACATACTGCATATATAATGATATCGGTGTCTTCATATATAGGGTTTTCTTGAATTATTGTGCCTTGTGTATTAGTGATCAATTTCTGTTTGAAAGTAGTACCAGGTATAGCATCCATATTACTACCACTTGCTACATGAGCACCAATTACGCAATCTGTTGTATATTTGTCACTTTGCCTTGTTATATTTTTCGAAGTATATTCGTTCTTAATATACATTAACGGAGCGGTATATTCGATACTGTTAAATAATCCATTTTCAATTAATATACTATATGGTTTATAAAGTGGAACGTATTGTAAAGTGTTTAGTATGTATCTAATGGATTGAGTATTTTGCAAAGTTAGTTGTTCTATTGCACGATTCTCATCACTTTCTAAACCTTTCTCCAATTGGTCCGTATATAAAACATCTAAAATCTCTTGTAAAAGATTGAATGCATATAAATCTGATAAATACAATAGAAATTCTTGATTGCCTAGCATGTCCATGTTATAACTATCTGGAATGATCGTTGGAAGTAAAACATAAAGCTCAGTTCCAGCGTTAACTTTAAAATTGCATGTCAAAGATTTTGAAACATCCGTAGCTATAAATGAATTACTTCTTTGTTGTTGAAATACTATTGCATTAGTAATTTGTGATGGAATTGCTACATTTTCAACAGTTCTCTTTATAACAACTAGTGTTGTAGTATACGATATCACATTGTTAGAAATTTTGTGTACATGTCTTGTAAAATATACTTCAATATACTCTCGCTCAATAATCTCAAAGCTTTCACTAACATCATCCATTGTAACGTATATTGTACTAGTTTCCAATTGTTGATTTTTACTAACCGTCACATTTAAGATTGTATCTTCTATATATAGTGAATCGGACACAATAAAATTTGATTCAAACGGTTGATCTTCAAACGTTACAAGCATCCTCATCATATATGATAAATACACTGCAGCATCACGTATATCATCACTTTCAACGTATACATACATAGGTCCAACGTCATCTTCATATTTTGCATTAAATTCATCCAGCAATTTTGATCGTTTTGAGTTTATATCATTTAATCGCACGATATACTCATTTTCTGTTTTCAATTTCATAACTTCATCTTGTAATTGATTCAATTTAGAGGCGTGTTCATGAATTGATTGTTCGCAATCATTTAGCTTTCCAACTAATCCGTCTATCTGATTTAATCTGTTAACAGATAAATTTGATATTACATCTGGTATATACTCTTTCCTCATATTTAACATCTCAATTAATGCTTTACGTGCATTAATGTAATCCTCTAAGTCTGAATTGTTATTGACTTGTAACTGTTTGATTCTTGTTTGTATACTTGCAAGTATTTCATCATTTACTATTTGTTCGTTGTTAACATCAACGCCCATCTCTTGATTGCTGACAACTGTCACGTTGTCATTATACAGATTTTCTTCCATATTGACTTGAGTTAATTATGTTGTTGAGTAATTACTCTTGATGACTTGTTGTAAATCTTTGTATTATCGTTTCATATCTCGTTATTTGTTGCTTTCATGTGTAAATCAGGTTCGTGTTATTCGGTTCTTATTCAGTGATCAAAGTCTTGTTAATACATTCTATAGATTGGAGGGAATTAAACT